CAGGCGGCTGGGCATGGGAGGAAGACGACCCCGCAAGGCGAGTGGAAATGGAGCGACAGATTCACGCCCAAACGCAGCACTGACGCAGACGCAACACTGATCCTATGCCAGCGCCCTCCCAGCAGGCACTCAAAAATGAGTTTTTAGCGGCCCTCGACCCGCTCTTTTTCGATGGCGGGGGAAGCGTCACGGCCGAGCAGGACGAGTGGCTCACGGCGCTCACGCAGGCGATCCACGACGCATGGAGCGATTGGGAAGCCGGCATTGGGGGCGGGGGGCTCACCGTCTCCGGCAGTGGCATCGGCACGTGGACGGGGACAGGGGACGGAGGGAGTCTTATGGAGGGTTCCACGCTCGACTGGACGGCGCAGCCCTCCTTCGGGCGGACCTCTAGGCTGGCGGAGCTTGACGACGCCCTAGCGAGCGCTGCAGCCGACCGGTTTACGACGTGGGTAGGCGACTATTCGTTTGCGGGGGCTACCTATACAGGAAGCTCGACAGCAACATCTACCAGTGCAGGCACATTTACCGCGACTGCAGTTGGATCAGAGGTATTGGCCAACATCGGGTCCGGGACGACTCCGGACGCCGTGAAAGCCGACGTCATCACCGAGCTCGAGGGGCAGGGCTGGCAGCCGGACAAGACGGACGGGCACGGCAATCGGATTCCCAAAATTCGGGAGTGGCTGGATGCCTTCGACGCGATGCTGCAGACCCAGTTCGACGAGTGGCTCGCGGCGACCGTTTGGGTGGATAACTCGGTGACGGGTGAAGCTGCATCCGGCACCGGCTCCGGGGCGAGCACGAGTTTTATGGATGGAGCCGTACAATAATGATCGGATCTTTTGGCGACATTACATTTGAGGTTCCCCTCGCCCCGGAGACGGCCGAGCATAGCCGCGGCGCGGAATACTCCGCCCACGAGGTGGTGGGGGGCACGCCCGTAAAGGAGCGGGTGGGAGACGAAGCCGATGAGGTGTCGTTCTCGATCCGGCTGCGACGGCGCTGGATGGACACTGTCGTCAACGTCGAGCGCGAGCTAGAAACTTTGCGCGCAAAAGTGGATGCGGACGAGCCGGAGCAGCTCGTTTTAGGTCCCGAGCCTTTTGGGCGGTTCGTGCTGACGAGGGTGGACACGACCTATGTGCGCATGTCCGGCGAGCGGGTGGAGGCGGCCGACGTCGACCTTACCTTTGAGGAGTACAACTGACGCTTGAGTTTTACGGTATTTCCGCACCATGCCCAGTACCGGCCCCATCACGAAGAACATCGATTTCGGCGCCACCGGCGCGGCGGAGGTGCTGCAGAACGTGGGCATCATCCTCGCCACCCGGACTGGCACGGTGCCCCTCGACCGGCGGTTTGGGGTGACATGGGACCAGGTGGACGACCCGCGTCCGCTGGCGGCCCAGCAGCTAAAGGCAGAGGTGGCTGAGGCGATTTCGGAGCACGAGCCGCGGGCCACCGTCGAGCGGATCGAGGTGAGCGCCGATGGGCCGGACGGGCGCCTGGAGCCGACCGTCACCGTGTCGATCGATCTAACTGCCACACAGTAGCCTACACACAGTAGCCCACACACTAGCCACGTTCCCATGGCCACCGCAACCGCGACGAACGGACAGCTGAAAAGCCAGCTCTACGGCCCCGACGGCGAGGTGCTACGCTTTGCCGACGACCCGCCCTCCAGCGAGAAGCTCCAGTCGGAGATTGGGGGCGTGCAGCTCGATACGTTTCAGAGCCTCCTCGGCGCCATGCCGGAGATCGACGACCTCGAAGCGGAGGAGGGGCAGGACATCTGGGACCGGATGCTCGACGACCCGCACGTCTTTGCGAACATCTTTCAGCTCCGGAATCGCATCTTGTCGAAGCCCTGGGACCTGGTGCCGGCCGGCGACTCGGCAGACGCCGAGGAGGTAGCCGATCACGTCCGCGAGGAGATCGGCCGCATCGACCTTGATGGGCTCGTGGAGCACCTCCTCCGCGCGCTGACCCACAAGTACGCTGTTGCGGAGCTGGTGTGGGGCCCGCCGGAGGGGGCGTCTCGCCCGATTGGTCGCGTCGTGCACCACGAGCGGAAGCATTTCGGCCTGGATGAGGACGGGAACCTCTTTTTCGACCTTGGGCAGATGGAAGAGGTGCCTCCCTACAAGTTCGTGTGGAGCGTGCTCTTCCCGGCCCCCGACCGGGCGTACGGAAAAAGCCTGCTGCAAAGCGTCTATTGGCCGTGGCGCTTTAAGCAGATGGGCCTCGAAGGGTGGTCGACCGCCCTCGATCGGCTGGGGGTGCCCTCCCTCATCGCCCTCGCCGAGGGGGGCGACGAGAACGACCTCAGCAAGATCGCCACCGACCTGTCGAACGTAGCCAACGGCTCGAGCTCGGCCTTCTCAAATGTCGACTCGGTCAAGACGGTCGGCGGGGAAAAGGTGGCCGGCTTTCAGGAATTCATGCGCTTCCTGAACGCCGAGATCTCGAAGGGCATTGCGACGGCAACCCTGCAAGTGGAGGAGGGACGGGAGCAATCCGAGCGGGGCGAAACCCGCGTGCACGACGACAATGCGCGCGACGTCGCCCAGTACGTCTCCAGCAAAGTGCTCCAGGACCGTATCAACGATAAGGTGATCCGCCCGATCGTGTTCTTCGAGTTTGGCGAGGAAGGGCTGCCCTTGGCCCCGACTCTCCGGTACGACTGGCGGGACCGCGCCTCGTGGGGCGAGGTAAGCGACGCGATGGAGCAGGGCGTGCCCCTGTCGGTGCGCCTGCTCCGGCAGGACTACAACCTGCCCATCCCCGAGGACGAGTCCGGCGAGGACGCGTTTGTGAGCCCGGCCGTTCAGCCGGCTGGCCCAACCGGGGCTTCCCCAAGTGGGACGTCCCCGAGTGGAGGGGCCTTCGCCGACCCGTCTAAAAAAAAAGCTTCTGCGGGACAGGAGTTGAAGAGCGCCGTTTTGCCGACGGCGAGGCCCTTGAACGGGAGCGACGACTGAGAGACGACCGGGAGGAGGGGCTCGGGCGCTTGGTCGGCTCAGTAGTAGAACCCCTCCTCGTGCCCGTGCGGGAGAATCTGACCCAGATCCTCGAAGAGCCGACTCTGCCCGACGAATGGCACGAGGCGCTTTCAGAGGCCGGCGGGCAGTTCCTCTTGTGGATGAACCTGAAGGCGCGGGCCGACGTGCTTGAGGGGGCTCCAACGGAAGTCCGTCCCGAGAGCTTTGCCGACTTCGAAATCGACTTCGAGGACATCCCCTTCACAGAGGCGATCGAGGCGCTAGAAGCGCGGCTGCCGGTTGAGCCAGAGCTCTTTGGTCAGCTGGAGGCGGCGCTGAAATTCAGGGCGTTCACCGCGGCGCGCCTGGCCGGCCAAGATCTTCTGGCGCGCCTGCAAGACGTTCTCTCTACGAGCCTGCGGGAAGGGGAGGGGGTAGCCGCGTTCGTTGAGCGCGTCGGCGCTGACGACCTGCTAGAGCGCACCGGCTTCGCGAGCGAGAGCCCGTGGTACCTCGAAAACGTGTACCGCACCAACGCGACCACGGCCTACAACGCGGGGCGGCGGCAGCAATTCCAGGAAATGAGCGAGGCGATCGAGATGCTCGAGTACGTGGGTATCCCCGATCGCCGGCAAACAGAAATCTGCCGCGGCTACGACGGCATCCGGCGGCCGCAAGACGACCCAATCTGGAGCACCATCACTCCGCCAAACCATTTTGCGTGCCGCAGCTCGGTGCGGGCGATCTTCCGGGGCACCTCGGACGCGGAGCTCGACCCGACGGGGCGGGAGGAGGCATTTGGGGCCGTGGAGGACGTGCCCCCGGACGAGGGCTTTGAGGCGGCGCCGACCACGCCCCGCGAGCTGGCCGAGATGCCCGATGACGTGCGCGACCTGGAGGCGCGGAAGGGGGAACTCGGGTTCTAACGCCCCAAATGAAAATTTTTCCCGCGCCTCCAATCGTCGGCACAGCCGTTGCGGGCGCGTCGTTCTAAGGAGGAGTCAATCCGTGTCCACCGCCCGTTCGTTTCCATGCCCACGCCTCCCGAGTTCACAGAGACGAGCCCTGCCCCGATCGAGTCGGATGTCCTGACCCGCTACGAGGAGGAGGCGAGGAAGACGCTCTTTGACGGGGACCCCGTTCGCCTCATCCTGGAGACCGTGGCGTACGTCCTGGCCACGCAGCGCGCCGAGATTCAGGGCGCCGCCGAGCAGAACCTGGTCCAGTTCGCCGATGGGGACAATTTGGACTTTCTCGGCGACCTGTATGCCCTCTCGCGCAAGCCCGCGCAGAAGGCCACCTGCACGCTTCAGTACGCCACCGACGGGACGCCGGCCGGCTCCGATATCACAATCCCCGCCGGGACGAAGGTGGCCACTCAGAGCGGGGACGTCGAGTTCGCGTCCGACGAGGTGGTCGTTTTGCCTGCGGGGAACACCTCCGTAACGGTGGCCGGGACCGCCACGACGGCCGGGGCGGACCACAACGGGTTCGTGGCGGGGCAGGTCTCGGAAATCGTCAACCCGATCGCCGGCATTGCCTCGGCCCAGAACACCGACAAGACGAGCGGCGGCTCAGACGTCGAGTCCGACGAGGACTTCCGGGAGCGGATACGAAAGGCGCCCGAGACCTTTGCCGTCGGCGGCCCCACGCAGGCGTACAGCGCCGCGGCCGTAGCGGCGGTGCCCGGCATCAAGTCGGCCGCCGTCCTGAACCCGAGCCCGGGCCAGGTGGACGTGTACCCGCTCCGGGAGAAGGGCGACCTGCCGACGCAGACGGACCTGGACGAGGTCGAGCTCGCTTTGAGCCAGGAGGACGTCCGCCCCCTCACTGACACCGTAACGGTGGCTGCACCCGCGACGGTGCAGTACGACATCGACGTAAGCTACGTCATCCTCCAGCGCTTCGAAGGCGAGAAGACGCGGATCGACCAGGACGTGACGGCGGCGGTGGACAACTACGTGGCGTGGCAGCGCCTGCAGGTCGGCCGCGACGTGAACCCGGACGACCTGGAGGGCCGCCTCCTCCAAATCGAGGGCATCAAGCGCATCGACGTCACGAGCCCCGCTGTCCAGGTCCTCGACGAGACGCAGGTGGCCCGCCTGAACACGAGAACGGTCGCATTCGACACCTTCGAGGCCGAGTAACGCGGCCGCTGTTTTTTGCGCGCTAAAGTCCAGTCGGATCGATGGCCCAGACGCCCGTCGACATTTCGGAGGTCCTCCCCGAGTCGATCGCGGGGGACGACCAGACCCAAGACATGGCCACGGCCATTGCCGAGGCGCAGATGGACCCGATCCTGCCGAAGGTGCTGCGCCGCTTCGTCGAGGAGCTCTCCTCGCCGCCGCATGAGGTGCTCAACAGTATTGCCCGCC